CACGGATCTATTTAACGTGTTCGCAGGAAACAGAACCAAAATAACAAGGAAATAGAAACATGAACAAAGAACCAACAATAAAGAAGGAAAATGCATTAGCTACAAATGTAGTGTTTGAAGCAGATGCAAATGTGCAGACTGGAGCGGTAGGACAAGATGATCTTGCATTACCGTTTCTTAAAATACTTGGACAGTTATCTCCAGAAGTAAACAAGAGAGACGGCAAGTATGTTGAAGGTGCAGAACCTGGAATGATTTATAATTCAGTAACAGGAGAACTCTTCAATGGTGAAAAAGGAGTCTCAGTGATTCCATGTTACTACAAACTCGAATATGTCGAGTGGAAAGACAGAGGAAAAGATGGATCTGGTGCTCCAGTTAATATCTATCCTGCGTCTAGTGACATCATGACTAAAACAACTAGAGGTGCAGACTTTAAAGATAGACTTCCAAACGGTAATTATATCGAGAAGACTGCTCAACATTTTGTTGTAGTCAACAGTGACTCACCGACCACTGCGTTGATTGCTATGAAATCTACTCAATTAAAAATTAGTAGAAAATGGAATAGCATGATGCAAAGTATAAAGCTGCAAGGTAAGAACGGTATGTTCACACCCGCATCTTTTAGCCATCTTTATCAACTAAAAACCGTGCAACAGTCTAACGACAAAGGCACATGGTTTGGTTGGGAAGTGAGCAAGATAGGTCCAATTCAAGACGCAAATACGTATCAACAAGCTAGAAGTTTTTCTGAGAGCATTTCAAAAGGAGATGTTCAAGTTAAACATGGTGAGGAAGATACGGCTAAGTCTTCGGATGGATCCGCTCACATTATGTAAAATTCCCCTCCGGGAATGGTTGCAACAGGGGTGGCAAAGCGAGAGTGGAGTCACCCCTACTAAAAAGGAAAGATGGAAAATAAATTTATAGAAATATTTACAGGTCTTAAAAGAGATTATGGTTATGCAGATATTAACTCTGCGTTTAAAGATCCAGCTACAGGTAAACTAAAATTAAAGTATGGTTGGGCAGCAAAAGAATTATTAGAGTCTGATTATTTAGATCATCTTACAGGCAAAAAGTCTATTGGTATCCAACCTTGTAATGATGAAGGACTCGCAAAGTTTGGAGCAATTGATATCGACTCAGATGAGTACGACAATTTTGATTTAAGAAAGTATTTAGAAATTATCGATAAGAAAAATATTCCTGTAGTGCCCGTTAAATCTAAGAGTGGTGGACTTCATATTTATGTGTTCTTTAAAGAACCAGTCAAAGCAAGTTTTGTAAGAAATTTTTTAGACAAATTATTATTTACATTTGATTTAAAAGCATCAACAGAAATATTTCCAAAACAAACACAACTAGGTGTAGGTTCAGATCAAAAACCAATTAATGGTAATTTTATTAATCTACCTTATTACAATCGTAATGAAAGAGTAGGTGTAAATTTAGACGGTACAGAGTTTACCTTCGAACAATTTATAAAAGTCGTCGAGGCTAACACAAAAACAAAAGAAGAACTAGAAGAATTTGCAGATGAATTAATTAGACTAGAACTTACAGGTGGTGCAGATGAATTTATAGATGGACCTGTATGTCTTCAAAGATTATCAAAATCTAAATTAGATGATTATAGAGATAGATTTATTTATAATTATATGGTGTTTGCTAAAAAGAAATATCCAGACAACTGGGAAGAAAAACTTTTAGAAGGGGCTAGAAATTATATCGTTTACGATAACATATGGGGTGATGAAAAAGTAAAACAAAAAATTAAAGCTTATAAAAAAGATACTGCAGGCCATACATGTTCAGAAGAACCTATTAATAGTATGTGTGTTAAGTCAGAATGTTTAAAAAGAAAGTTTGGTGTAGCATCAGACAAAGTTAAAAAGTTTCCAACACTGTCTGCATTAATTAAAATAGATTATTCACCAGATCCAGAATTTAGATTTACTGTACATTATAATGATAAAATTGAAGGTGAAACTACACAACAAATAATTGCGAGAGATATAAATTATATTATGGATCAAGAAAAACTTAGACGTTTGATTGGAGCACATACACCTATTCCACCACCAAGAATTAAAGGTGATGATATGCAAACTATATTAGATACTTTATGGCAAGGAATGAAAACAGAAAAAGCTCCGCCAGGCACTTCACCTAAAGAAGTATTGCACAAACACTTAGAAGACTATATTCACGGTGTTCCAGCTGTTAGTGATGCTGCATTTAGAAGTGGTAGCACGTTAATTGATACTGATGGTTTTGCTTATTTTGTATTTGATCCTTTTTATAATTTTTTAAAAAATAAAGAATGGAAAGCTAAGATTGATAGAACAGGACAAATGTTAATGGATTTTTTTGAAGCAGAACTTAGACATCCTAAACGATACCCTAAAAAATCAACAGAAAAAAAATCTAACAATCCTGTGAGATGTATAAAAGTTTCTATGAAATATTTTAACAAAGAAGAAAATGAAATAGAAATTTTACCAATGAAGAGTAAAAAAGATATTCTTTAATGACAAAGGTTACAAAAATATATGGCCCTCCAGGTACAGGGAAAACAGAAAAATTAATTAGAAGAGCCATGGCCTACATAAGAATAGGTACTCCAGTAAGTAAAATAGGTTACTTTGCCTTTACTCGTAAAGCAGCCAATGAAGCAAGAGATAGAATGCTTAAAAAGAATCCTAAGTATAAAAAGAAACAACTTAAATATTTTCAAACATTACACTCTTTAGCTTTTCACAGTCTGGGACTTAGAGAAGAAAACGTTATGCAGGACTATCATTATAATGATCTTGGAAAAGAATTAAGTATAAGAGTCAATGCTAAAAAAGATGCTGATGCTTCACCTTACTTAACTTGTGATAATGAATACTTTCAAATTATTTTAAAAGCAAAAGAAAAAGATATTCCAGTATGGGATGAGTATTGCACAGGAGAACATTCAACAAATGTAAAACCAGATTTATTAAAACATATTGAAGCAAACTACAATCATTACAAACATCCAGACATAAATAACTTAGTAGATTTTACAGACATGATTCATGATATTGTGCAACAACCAAATAAAATTCCAAACTTTGATGTAGTATTTATTGATGAAGCTCAAGATTTATCTCCAATACAATGGAAGCTGTATGACATATTAAAATCTAAATCAAAAAATATTTATTTAGCTGGTGATGATGACCAAGCAATATATGGTTGGGCCGGTGCAGATGTAGATAGATTTATTCAAGAACATGCTACAGAAAAAGTATTATCAAAATCACGAAGGATTCCGAAAGCAGTGCAAGATGTATCGGAAATTATTACTGCAAGAATTGCAGGACTTAGAGCAACTAAAAATTATTTACCAAGAGATGAAGAAGGATTATGTAGTAAAATTAATAGTTTAGAAAATGTAGATCTTTACCAAGACAATTGGTTGATACTAACTAGAACTTTATCTAGGGCCAAAGAAGTATGTGATCTTTTAAAAGTAAAAGGTTTATATTATGAAAACAGACATCAAAAAAGTTACAACACAAAACTCTACAAAGCAATTATTAATCATAGCAAATGGTTAAATGGAGAAGAAGTATCTGACACAGCATTAGAAGATATAAAAGAATATTTAGGAAACAGAGAACTCAAAAAAGATTTAAAATGGTTCGAGTGTTTTGATAATGCACCAGCTGATGATAAAATTTATATAAGATTAATGTTGTCAAATAAAGAAAGATTAAGTGATGAAGCAAGAATTAAAGTGTCTACAATTCATGCTGCAAAAGGCGGTGAATGTAAAAATGTAATTTTAGTATTAGATAACGCTAAAAAAATAAGAGAAGCTATTGTTAAAAGTATAATAAAACGTGACGAAGAGCATAGAGTATGGTATGTAGGTTGTACGAGAGCAAAAAGAAATTTATATTTAATGAGAGCAAAAATAGAACGAAAGGGATATCCACTATGACACATAAAGATATATTTAAGGATTCATTTCCACAAGATAAGCAAATAGGCGGGAGTCACTACAGAAACTTTCACATACAACCTTACGAATTTATTTCTAAAAATGATTTATCTTTTTTTCAAGGCAACGTTATTAAATATGTTTGCAGATATAAAAATAAAGCAGGCATACAAGATCTTCAAAAAATAATTCATTATTGTGAATTAGAAATTAAAACAATAAAAGATATGAATAAAAAATAATGCCAAAAAAATCAACAGTACGCAAAACAATTAAATTTGCCAAAAATAAATTTAACTTAGAAATTTATCTTGGGTTAGAAAAAGAACTTGCATGGGAAATATTTCCTCATGACTACAATGCAGCTTTATATGCATTTAGCAACAAAGATAAAATAACTAGAATAATAAAAAACAAATATGTATACGAGGCAAAAAAATGAAAGTACCTTTATTTGAAGCACAAACAGAATGGAATGAACCAGAGGAATATCCAGATTTAAGAAAGTATGACGAGATTGCAATTGACCTGGAGACAAGAGATCCAGATTTAAAATCAAAAGGCAGCGGATCTATTATTGGTAATGGAGAAGTCGTGGGTATTGCTGTTGCTGTACCAGGTAGAAAATTTTATTTTCCAATTGCTCATGGATCGGGACCAAATATGGATCGTAAAAGAACCTTAAATTGGTTCCAAGATGTATTAGATAGTGATGCTATAAAAATATTTCACAATGCAATGTACGATGTATGTTGGATTAAATCTATGGGTCTTGGTATTAATGGACAAATAGTTGATACCATGATTGCAGCATCTTTAATTGATGAAAATAGATTTAGATTTGATTTAAACAGTTTGTCTTGGGATTATTTAGGTCATGGTAAAAATGAGTCTGCATTAAATGAAGAAGCAAAGTCTAGAGGACTAGATCCTAAAGCAGATATGTGGCAACTGCCAGCAATGTATGTTGGATCTTACGCAGAAAAAGATGCAGAACTTACATTAGAGCTTTGGCAAATATTTAAAAAAGAATTATTACATCAAGATGTC